CTAGAGCGGTTTTTTTACGTCCTCGATCATGGTGGAGAACAGCTCGGCCGTGTCTCCCTGAGTAGTGTGCAATACGTGAGCGTAGATATCCATCGTCGTCTTGGCGTCGGCATGGCCCAATCGCTCCTGGATGACCTTCGCATGGACCCCGGCCTTGATGAGCAGCGTCGCATGGGTATGTCGCAACTCCCGCATCGTGATCTCGGGCACCTCGGCCGCCTTGACGGTCAGGTTATGGCGCCGCCGCAACCCGGAATACCAGACATAGGCGCCCTTGACGCCGAGGCAGACGAGGTCGTCCTCGTTGCGCCATCCGAACTTGACCATGTCATACTTCTGGCGGAGCCGGGACTTCTCGAGGAACCGGACCAACTGGTCGGGGATGGTGACGACCCGGACCTTTTTCCCCTTGGTCTGCTCGAACGAATAGCCGCCCTTCGTCTCGATGGCGGTACGGGCGATCGTGAGCTGTTTGCGCTCGAGGTCGATGTCGGACCAACGGAGGGCCGTCGCCTCCCGGGCGCGCATGCCGGTAAAGGCGATCAGGTGGACCGCTGTACGATAACCGTTCGCCATCGTCTCGTCTGCCGTCTCGAGGTAACGTCTCAGCTCGTCCGGCGTGAGGGTCTTATACTCCTTCAAGCCCTCCGACAGCTTCTCGACGGCGGCCATCGGGTTGTCACCCTTGTAATAGTCCAGACGGCGCGCCCAGGAGAAGAAGCCGATATAGACGCTCCGACGGATGTTGACGGTGTTCGGCTGCAGGCCGGCATCGAGGTATTCACGGAGCAGGCGCAGGCAGTGCTGCGGTTTCACGTTGTCCATGTTCAGTCGCTTGAACCAGCCCGGCACGTTCTCGACGAAGCTCGTGTACGAGTGGTACGTCGTCTTGGCCATCGTCGTCTTGATGTAATACTCGAGCCAGTCATCGAGCACCTCGCCGACCCGTCCTTTCGGACGGACCTTGACGAACTCGCCCTCCTTCTGTGCCCGGATCTGGTCGGCGACCCAATACTCGACGGTCTTCTTCCGCTCGTCGGAGAAGTAGCGCTGCACACGTTTCCCTTCCTCGTTGAACCCGAGGGAGAGCCGCACCTCCCATTTGCCGGTCCTCTCGTTCTTCTTGATGTTTGCCATGATGTTCACTCCTAACTGCATGAAAAAGGCCCACGAAGGGCCGGTTAACCTGATTGCTTATGTCAATACGAAAGTCAAAACCGCGATCGCGACGGTCACCAATACACCCAGTGCCGCGAAGCCGACACCCATGATGGCGACGAGCGTGTTAAAGATATACTTATGATCCTCTTTCCGCTCAGACCGGACCGTATCAAGGATCTCGGTCTTCTGTTCGTTCATCTTAAGCAAGATTTTGCTCTCGAATGAATCGAACTTGCTGGCCACCTCTTTCTCGGAGGCGGCGATTTTGTCCGCGAGTGACCCGATGTGGCCTCCCATCATCTCGAATCCGTGATTCATGTCCTTTTGAATGCTCTCAAACTGCATCGTATTAACCTTTTCCAGGTGATCGAAACGCTGGTCTGTCATCTTCTTATGAGCCTCGAGTTCATCAGACCATGGGCGCGAGGCATTATCTTTCGGTGTCTCCGACATGGGAATCCCTCCTCTTACTAACTCGGCATAGTTTGCCGTTCCCTTTGTCACCTTAATAGTAACCCCTGTACCGCCTGCTTGTACAGGGTGGGCGCGTTCAGTTTGGATGAGATTCGGTCTTTCAGCTTTTCCCACCCTTGCCTTTATGTTGCTTTGTTGCTGTTCCTTCTGTTCGACAAAATCGTCGAGATAGACCATCTCACCCATCGCTCTGACCTCCCTGTTCGACGAGTAGAGTAGGGATGGCACAAATCGTGTTGACGAGAGGGAACTCCTCCTCCCAAACTTCAGGGTCATCGATGAAGAAAATCAGGTTGAACGTCAAAAGTCCCTCGCCTGGTACGAGCAATTCATTGATACTGCCAGCCAAATCGACACCCGCATCGTCTCCTGAATAGTCAAAATCGTCTTTCGTTGTGATGGTCGAGTCATCGATGATCGGATATTCGTTCGTTTCGCCCTTCCCTTTGAATCGGATGCTCATCATGATTTTCGAAGTTGAGGGCAACAAATTCGTGATGAATCGCCCGGAAATCTTGAATGATGTGGGTTCTTTGAAGTTCTTGAAAATGAGCGCTTCTGAGGGGAAAACGGGTACGGCATCTTTTGGAAAATCTTCATCATCGGTTTCGAATTCTATTTCAAATTGCGAAATCGTGATGTGTGTAGGGACGAGCCTTGGTCTTCCGTACTTTTTATATAAGCCATCTAAATGAGACATGGATGCACCAGCCTTCCTTGTGATTTCTATGAAAAAGACGCCCATAGGCGCCTTGATCGCTTATTCAGCAACGCCAGTCTGCGTCTTCGTCGACATCGCGCCGTTCTCGAACGTGACGAGGATGTTCGCACCGAGATCGCCGCGTGCGTCATACGACACCATCTCCATCTTGAACCCGTCCGATTCCGATACCGTGTTGTCCGTCGGCTCGCCAAGGATCGCGTTGACCTCCTCGATCGTCATGCCCGTCTGGACCTTCTCGTACTCCGCGAGGCCAGGTTTCGATGTGTCCGTCTTCGCCTCTTCAGTCGTCTTCGTGAGTTCTTTGTCCACCTCGTTGACGAACGCGCCCGTGCAGGCCACGGCGCCGACGCCGAGCAGGGTGACCGCGATCAAGATCCCGACCACGATTTTAAAGATAGTCTTCATGTTGGTAAAACCTCCTATAAAGTATGTAGTTCGATACGATTATACCAATAAGGAACCTGATTATCCTTTTATAGGAATAATTTCTAATTGAGAATCGTTCGACAGGGATTTTCCATTTGTCGAACGCCTTCGATTGTTTCGAACCGGAAAATAGTTGAAAATAATTTCTGTTCGGGTCATACTGAATACATAAATAAGAACGTGCGTTCGTAAATGGAGGGGTTTCTTTTGGCTGAGGTCGCGACGAGACAGATGATTTATATTAAAGATGGAAAATCCGAGAAGGCTACCGCTGTATGGGTAGAAGAGATTCAAACGTATGTGGCGTTTCCTAGTAAAGAAGCAACTAGAATGATCCAAGAATATAAACCAAAAACTCCACACTCTCTTAAATGAGGATGTGGAGTTTATTTTTTGTCATCATTGGTTTGATCCAGCTGGGCCATGATCGCCTGCTCTTTGATGTAGTTCACGATCTTTTCTAACCGTTCCTGCGATAAAGATTGGAGGAGCTCTTCAGTGAAGACGTCGCCGATGAACTTGTACTTCTCTTGAGCGACCTTGATGTACTCTTCGTGCGTCATGGTTGGATCGTCTACTAACCCAATCAGATAATCGGATGTAATTCCTAACGCTCTGCAAATTTCTATTTGTTGAGGAATTGTGATTCCCTGTTTATTTCTTTCCATACGAGATAAAGCGCCTTTATCAATATTAACTATTTCAGAAAGAGCCGCTAGAGATAAATCCTTCGCTAACCGAGCTGTTTTCAATCTTTCTCCAATATCAACATACTCTTGCAAATTAATCACCATTTCCATATAGATTGTCTCCTTCATTTTCTCATATTCCTCAACAAAAATAACTAAAGTTGAATAAAATGCAAAAAAGTAGTTGATTTTGAAGAATCCTCAATATATACTTTGGGTAAGGGTTGAACATTCCTCAACGAAAGAGGTGAATAAGTTGCAAGAATCATGCAAATGGAAATTCGATTTGAGTAAATTACGCTTAGCGAGAACTCAAAAAGGGTTATCACAAGGCGTAGTCGAGGATGCGCTTGATAAAACAAAAGGCTGGTTATCACGTAAAGAAAATGGTCTATCTCCTATTACTATTGACGAGATTGAACGTCTTTCAAACATTTACGGGATTGACGTAGCGTATTTTTTTTCGTCAAGTGTTGAAGATTCCTCAAAATCGACAAATTATGTAGTGATTAATGAGGAAGAGTTTAAGTCTCTCATTAAAGAAGTGGCGTGCAAATAAACCAGACAGGAGGTAGCGGAGTGAATCAACTTACGAAAACTTTTGAAGGGCAAAATATTCGCGTCGTGGGCGAAGGAGAAAAAATCCTATTTGTTGCAAGTGACGTAGCGAAAGCTCTTGGTTACAAACGACCGAACGATGCGATCAACCAACACTGTAAGGGTGCTACGGTGAAACGCAGTATCATCGATTCCTTAAACCGGACACAAGAAATGCGAGTAATTCGTGAGTCAGACGTATACCGACTCGTCACTAATTCTCAACTTCCCGCAGCGGAAGAATTTGAGATGTGGGTCATGGAAGAAGTGCTTCCTTCAATCAGGAAAGACGGAGCGTACGTGGCAGCACAACCGGATGAGACACCGGAAGAGATTATGGCAAAAGGATTGCTTGCCGCTCAGACCACCATCGAGAGATTGCAACGGGAGCGGGAAGTCGCGGCGACCAAACTCGAAGAGCAAAAGCCGAAAGTGTTATTCGCGGACGCAGTGTCGACCAGCCAAACAAGCATCCTCATTGGTCAACTCGCAAAACTCATCACTCAAAATGGTCATTCAATTGGGCAAAACAGATTGTTCGAATGGTTACGCCAAAACAACTATCTCGGGAAGGGCGGGCAACACCGGAATGAACCGACTCAATATTCGATGGAACGCGGGTGGTTCGAAGTCTTGGAAAGAACCAATCACAATCCGGATGGAAGCGTACGCATTACTCGTACGACGAAAGTGACCGGCAAAGGCCAGATTTACTTTATCAACAAATTTCTCGGTAACTGATGCTGTGGTTTGAAACCACATCATCTGAAGGAGGTGATGAATGTGAAAAATATGAACTTTAATCCGGAAACGGCACTACACGACTTCGAGGACTGGCTCATCGACACGAAACTCCGTGAAGGGATTCGCGGCGTCGACTTTCTCGCTACGATGATCGTCCCGAGGACCGAGAGGCATGAAGACCACTATCGGTTCATGGGACGGAAATTCAAAGTGGTTCATCCACACGAAAGAATCGAGTCGATGTTATACGCTTCGTTGAATCATCGATACGACCATGACTCATTCCATAGGAAGTGGGGTTTCAATCTAGGGATTATTCAAGAACATGCGTTGTGGTCACTTCAGGAAATCAAAACGAGCGATTTAGATCGATACATCGACGCTTTGGAGATTGTCGACTCAATCATCAAACAAACCATTTCAGAGGATGAATGGCCATGAACTGAAAGGAGGATCATCATGCAACCGCCACAAATACAGGTCGTCACGCTGACGACGGACCAGCTCGAACGGCTGCTTCAGCGTTCCGCGCAGATCGCCGTCGACAAGGTCTACTCCCATGAAAAAAAGTACCTCAACCGGAGAGAGGCCGCCGCTTATCTGAGTATCAGCCCGGCGTCGCTCGACCGGATGGCCATCAAGGACGGCATCCCGTACATCCAGCCGGAGCTGTCGACCATCAAGCTGTATCACGTCAAGGACCTCGACGAGTGGGCGTTCGCCAACCGTCACTGATCATCGCAAGACGCAAAAAAAGCCGCGTCACCCAAAAAGGCAACACAGCTACACATAAACCTGAACAGTTTCAGTGTAGCACGGGTGGCGCGAGTTGAAAAGGAGAGGACAACATGCATCTACAACAGAAACTGGACCACATCCGCTACGGGCTCCTGCTGACGGCGCTCGGGTCGGGCCTTTGGCTCATGGCCACGATGAACGCACGCTTCGAGTACTGGGTCATCCCGGCCGTCGCATTCGTCATGAGCGCCGTGTTCTACGGGGCGTTACATCTTATCGATGAAGATATCGAGGAAGGGGCGAGCGAGTAATGTCGAACCAATCACCGGCCATCGAGATTTCAAGTAAGACGACCAAAATCAACTTCCACACCGGAAGCGAGTTCTTCGGGGTTGTGCCATACAAAGGGGTCGTCGTGACCATCGACGATGAAAAGTACGGTGTCGTTCCGATGATCCATTCCATATCCATCGTAGACCCTGATACGGGCGTCCGATTGTTTCAAACAAAGATGCCAGAATGGTTCACGTTCGGCAATGAAGGCGACGACGTACACGACATGGAACGCGATTACCTCATGTCGACGGTGGTAGGAAAGATTATTGATTATGCCAAGAAGGCGCGTCCTCAATTCGACGTCCGGAAAGAGATGCTGGAGCATCCGGACGAGCCGGTCGCCAAGATCTATATGGCCGATACAAATCCTTACATCGAAACAGGTTGGTACAAGGTGAAGTTTGATTCTGAGCGACAGAGTGCTGTGCTCATCGCCAATCTACCGCTGTCACTGACGGAAGAGGCCACCGACCAGTGCGTCCCATTGGATGCATCAGAGGAGGTGAACGCTGAATGAACACGCAGACCGACGCTGTCACGCTCACCATGCTCGAACAGACCGTCATCGAGCGGTTGAACAAGGAAGCCGCCAAGGAGCTCATTGACATCGAAATCATCGAGTCATTGACGAAGACGCTCGACATCGTGTCTCACCACCTGAATCGACGGGACGACATCTTGTTCCGGGCATCGGAGATGTGAAAGAAATCATTAGAGAGGAGAACCGACATGCAGACACACGAACCTGAACAACTCGAACGGCTCTATGCCGACGTCAACCGGCTTGTCGAACTTGCGGCCGACCTTGATGACATCCAACAAGAATTGAAAGAGATCGCGCTCGAGGGCGGCAAGCGGCGAGGCTTCCATTCGCTCACCTTCGCCCAGAATCAGGTCGACGGGATGGTCAACGCCATCCAGCGCCAAATCAATCAATTGGAGGGCGGGGCCGATGAGATCTCACAACCTGCGACGTAAGCACCAGGACATGCTGCGGATGAGCCGACATCGTCTCCGCATCCACAACGACCGACTCAAGAGTCACCTGTACAAATCGGGCATGAAGGGGACGCACTCGGTCCGCCGAGATGACGGCACCCTCTGGTTGTACCTCGACCGTACGAACGGCAACTATCAGCTCGTCAAGGACCACATCCGTGAGTACGAGCTCGAGAACGGCGTCGGGTACGAGCTCCTGCTCAATCCGAAAGGATTCAACCCGAAGTATGACTGGGTCTGGATCGTGCCGAAGCATGAGACCTTCTACCGCGAAGGTGACGAACAATACGAGGCAGACATGCCCTCAAAGAAAGTAGGGACCAAATGATCAACCGAGTCGTTTTAGTTGGAAGACTTACACGAGACCCTGAAATGCGATACACGCAGTCAGGCATCGCCGTGACGCGCTTCACGCTCGCCTGTGACCGTCCGTTCAGCGGACAGGACGGGAAGCGAGAGGCGGACTTCATCGATTGCGTCGTGTGGCGCAAACAGGCGGAGAACGTATCGAAGTATCTATCAAAGGGGAGCATGGCCGGCGTCGACGGCCGTCTCCAAATCAGCAGCTACGAGGGACAGGACGGTCAGAAACGTTACCGTGCCGAGGTCGTAGCCGACAGCGTGCGCTTCCTGAGCTCGAAAGGGGACGGGGGACGCGACGGTTCGCCACCACCGAAGGATGACGACGCCCCGCCGGCGAGAAATGGGTTTGACCAGGACCCGTTCAGCGGCAGCGGAAAAATCGACCTGTCGGATGACGATCTACCTTTCTAACGACCAAATCGCCTTAAAAAAGAGAACGGAGTGAACGAAATGAGCGTATATCGCACAGTACAGACAGACTTCTGGAAAGACCCGAAGATCATGGAGGAATTCACGCCGGAGGACAAGCTCTTCTACCTCTATCTCCTCACGAACCCGAACACGACCCAGTGCGGCATCTACGGCATCACGAAAAAGGAGATGGCCTTCCAGCTCGGCTATTCGACCGAGACGGTCAACGCTTTGATGGACCGGTTCATCACCTATCACAAGCTCATCGATTATAACGTCGAGACGAGAGAGCTCGTCATTTATAACTGGGCGAAGTACAACTTCAAACGAGGCGGCAAACCGGTGCAAGATCTCATCAAATCCGAGCTCGCCAAAGTGAAGCATCAACCCTATATCGAAATCGTCGGCAAGCACGTCCCAATAGATGGCATCCGACAGGTCTACGAATCGTACTACGAATCGTATGACGAATCGTGCCACGAATCGTGTGACGTATCGTTAGACGAATCGCCCGACCAATCGTGTAACGAATCGACCCACGAATCGTCAAGTGAGGAATCGCTCAACAAAGCCATTCTGAAGACGAATGACGAATCGTACCACGAATCGTATGACGAATCGTCCGAAAAAAACGGACAAACAGAAACAAAAACAAAAACAGAAACAAAAGCAGAAACAAAACAACAACAACAACAAAAGAAAGAGCCGCTGACAAATGATGCGGCGGTGGCTGCCCAGCTGAGTGACCTCGTCAGTTTCTACGAATTGAATATCAGCACAGCGACCCCGTTCGTCATCGGCAAACTCGAGGACATGATCGAGGACGCCTCGTACGAGTCTGCCCGCTATGCGCTCGAACAGGCGGTCGCCCAAGAGAAACGCACGCTCAATTACGTCCAACGCATCGTCGACCGTTGCATCGCCCAGAAGCTGTTCACGTTCGAGCTCATCCGCCTGCAGGAACAGAGACGCCAACAGCAGCACGCCGGCACGAACCCGGACGCCAAGTCGCCGGAATGGCTCGAGAAGGAAGAACGCGAGTCCCGTGAGCACGCCGCGCTCAAGAAAGCGGAACTGGAATCCCAGGTCCCGGACGAGGCCGAGCTCGCGAAGCTCATGTCCGAACTGAAGGGCGGGGCGAGCGCTTGAAGCAAGGACGCAAGGACCGCATCAAATCGTTAGACCGGGAAGTGAGGCGTTACGAGGCCAAGGGCGACGACGTGGTCGCCCGCTGCCTCCGCCATTTCTCGGAGCAACTCAAAAAAATCGAACGGAACAGGAGTGAACGAACATGAACGCAAACGAGATGGATCCGCACGTCTCCTACCTCGCCTTCGAAGGCGACGCGGCAAGACGCATCCTCCGGGACGCGACGGGACAGATCTTCACCTTCGAGTGGGTGGACATGGGCTACAAGGTCGACGGCAAGAGCGTGTCGGCGATGATCCCGGTCCTGCTCTCGAAGAACGGGGAACTCGGGGACGAGTACCGCATCGAGCGCAAGTGGCGCAACAAGGACACGTTCGACCATCCGGTCGCGTCCGGCAAGGTGACGATCTCGATGCCACAGGCGGCCGAGCGTATCGTCAAGTACCAGATGGCCGCCGGGAACATGCTGTGAGCCGGCGGACGGACGGACCAACCGACACGCTCGACGGTCAGACGGCCTACCTGATACGCCGGGAACGGCAACGCAAGGCACTACATCGCATCCAGTCGCAAATGAGTCGACACACACGGAAAGGGGTCTTGTCATGGGTGGCATCGTTTATCGCAAGTCTGAGGGGGACACGGAGCACCTGATCATCGTGTCCAAGGGCATCACACGTCATCGCGTCGAAGGGGGTGAACTGGTCGATGTCGAGCACGACCTCTGCCCCATCGCCACGGCCGAACTGCTGCAACGGGAGCAGGACGACTGGACGCTCGACGGGGAGACGTTCCGGACGGTGGTGACAAGATGGCGAGAGCAGAACGCCGCGCGAAGCCCCGTCATGAGAAAGTCGTGAAATACAAAGGCACGAAAGCACAGTATCTGACGAGAAGAGAAGGTACGCAGGTTGTCTATCAGTACATACCGCACGCCACACATCATGAGACACAACAACTCGTCTACCAAGGGTGGAAACGCCTTTCAATCTAGCAGACAAAGGAGCAGGGTAGATGGACCATATCGTCGACCAAAAACTATCGAAGACCGCGCGGAACATCGCCGAGCAGAAGCTGAACAACTTCTTCACGCTGCCGATCCGCATCGACCACTTGGAGAGCCGACTGGTCACCTCGACGACGCCGAGCTATCAGACGAGCGAGGGGCAGAGCCACAAGGCACCCTCGTCGCCCGTCGAGAAAGCGGTGCTCGCCAAAGAGGAACTCGACCATGCGCTCGCCGAACTGTCAGAACTCGTCTACTTGCGTAAACTGCTCGAGGAGACGCAACCGGAACTGGTCCGCATCTGGGACCTCCGTTTCCGAAAAGGACTGCGCAACACCGACGCGATCGTCATCCAAGAGCTCGGCTACGGCAACCGGCAGAGCTACTTCAACGACCGGGACGCCCTGCTCGGCAGGGTGGCCGACGTGTTCCACCTATGGGATGACCTGAGAGGGGGACGGCCATGAAGATCAGCCCACGCAACCGCGGCCAACGCTTCGAACAGATGGTCGACCTGGCGAACCACACATACCGCCTGAAACGGGTCGCCCACGTCCGGAAGACGTTCCCGGAATCGAAGATCCAGCGTGACCGCAAGGGGAACATCCAGAAGCACTGGTTCGAACGCTCTGGCGGGCTCGACTACATGGGCACCGCGGACGGGCGCTTCATCGCCTTCGACGCCAAGTCGACGCGGAAGAACTACCTGTCCGTCGACAAGGTGTCTGACGAACAATACACGGAACTGAGACGCGTGCTCGATTTCGGCGGGGTGTCATTCCTGCTCGTCCACTTCGAGCTCCACAGTGAGACGTATCTCTTGGAAGCAGAGGATGCCCTCAGGTGGCGCAACAGCACCGAGCGTAAGTCTATCCCTATCGAATGGTTCCGCGAGCGTCAGACGCACCGTATTTACAGCCGGAACGGCATCATCCTCGACTACCTCGACCCGATAGCCGAGGAACTGGCATTCAAATCAACCAAATCACACACATCGGAGGACTAAATCATGCACAAACACATCGACCTGAACAACTTTGCGGACGGGGCACTGCTCGAACGCGTCAACGCCGAAATCGGAAAGGTGCTCGAGAACATCCAAGACCCGAACACCGAGGCGACGAAGAAACGCAAGGTGACGATCACGCTCGAACTCGAGCCGAACAATCGCCGTGAGCTCGCCGACGTCGTCACATCCGTCAAATCGACACTGGTCCCTGCGGCGTCCGTCTCTGCCTCACTCATGATCGGTCACGACGGCAGACAGGTCATCGGCCGTGAGCTCAAGTCGGCGATGCCGGGCCAATACATGGTCGACATCGAATCCGGGGAGATCGTCAACGACGACGGCACGAAGGTCGAGGAGCCGAGCGCGGCTTCCGAATCGACCGTCATCGACTTCCGCAAGACGAAGTAATCGCAGCGTTCACGGGAACGGGGCCAAGCGCCCCGGCTCGTGTCCGGCGTGAACAGATCAACCGACCAACCAACCAATCCAACAGACAAGGGAGCAAACAATTATGACAATCCTCAAAGACGCATTCGACTGGATCAAACAACACGGAAAAGTGGACGTGGTGAACCATAAGTCACAGACATTCGTCAGCCGCAGCGTCGAACGTTTAGACGCACCAACGGCGAACACGGTCAAGGTCAACTCACTCCAGTCACTCATCCGCTATGTGGCAAGTGAAATCGACGAGAACACGACCTTCGTCCAAGAGAATGACGGTGACAAATACCTCATCCATGTCGAGAGCCCGACGACGGTCCATCTCTACGGCCGTCTGAACGACCAAGGACGCCGCAGCCGCTACGTCACATCGGAGGCACTCTTGCCGCAATATCCGTTCGAACGATTCTTGGACATGGAACAGATGAACATCAAGCTGCAGTCGATCTTCGTGAAGAACGAGGACCGCGACGTCCTGCTCAAGGTATGCGGATCCGTCGTCGAAGAGAACGTCCAGACGTTACAAGATGACGGCGTCTCTCAAGTCGTCAGTGCGAAGACCGGTGTCGCCACGATCGGCAAGGTCGCGGTACCGAACCCGGTCACGCTCGCGCCATATCGCACGTTCGTCGAGGTCGAGCAAGTGGAGAGCCAGTTCATCTTCCGGATGAAGGAAGGCCCGACGGCGGCACTCTTCGAGGCGGACGGTGGCCAATGGCGTAACGCTGCCATCGAGAACATCAAAGAGTTCCTGGCTGATGCGCTCAGCGAGGACGTCGAGAACGAACGTATCCTCATCATCTGATCGGCACGCCCGACAACTGGATCCCCGGCTCTGAACGATTCGGGGATTTCTTTTACCCAAATACACGACTTAAACACGGAAAAGGGGTTAAAACGACATGGCCAACATGATACTGACACGCGAACTGTTCCGTCACATGTGCGAGGAACAGGAAAAACTAGATGCCCAGATCTATCAATCTCGGGATTTGAAGGAGCCGACACTCAAGGGGCTCGACATCGCCTACACGAGCGAGGCCAATGAGGCGGTCAAGGAACTGAAGAAAGATTGGAAGTGGTGGACGACGAAAGAACGTGACCGCGAACGGTTCATCGAGGAACTAGCCGACTGTTTCCACTTCGTCGCGAGCATGGCGAACAAGACCCGGACGGTCGGATACGGTTATCTCGCCATCGAGCTCGAATACAAGAAAGTGAGCCGGTCGGCCCGTGAACATTATCCGGACGAGGATTTGGTCTATAAGGCGGTCAAAGGGACGGTCCAGGAATCGATCGCCTCGTTGATCAAGATCGCCGAGGTGTTGGGTGCCACGACGGACGAGATCATGACGGCGTTCGAGGACTCGCTCGAGAAGAACTACGCCCGGATGGCATCGGGCTACTAATATGGGCGTACTGATGATGTGGTTGGGAGTGGCGGGCTTCCTATACGGCGCATTACATGACGTGAGATGCATGTCCGTCTTCGCGCTCCTGACCCTCTTCGGTATATCGATCGACCAGAGGGAGGAGCGAAGGCGATGGGGTTGAGCCCGGATTGGAAGGCGTTCCGTGTTCATTATCTCGAGGATGGGACGGAGCGATCGTTCGTCACCGTCGCGGATGGCGAGATAGGATGCAGACGTAACCTAGGTATTCTGAGAGGCGGCAATGCCCGATTCATTCGTACCAGTGAGTGCGGAGAGGAGATATCAAACGATGGAACAACAATTGAACCGGCAACAGCGCCGGAAGCAGGAGCGCGAGTTCCAGGAGAAGCGGAAGAGTGCTTTGAGCAAGCGGTACTCTGGGACTGAGGTACAGAAGATCGTGTTCCAGACGATGCTCGACACGTTCGAGGCGTCGAAAGCGATGCATCATGACGCGATGAAAATGGCAGCCGCCAAAGTGGACGGCGTCGGACCGGTTCGGACGGGACAACTGATCGAGCACTTCGACGAGGCATTCGACGTGGCCATCCAAGAGAAAGCAAAGGCGTTCCTGAACGGGACGATCGGTAAAGGTAGATGAGCATCTATACGTTTCTGATCGTGGGGATGCTGTTGGCGATGGCATTCGAGAAACGGTTTATCTTTCATCTGTCGCTGATCGTGATGACGTGGTTGCTGTTGATGGATGCACTAAAGAACGATGACAATTATCTATTGGTCATGGTCGTGTTGATGGTAACGTCTATCTCGTTGATCGAGGCGACGCGCTGGAATAAGAGAAAGGGGCGACTATAAGTGAATGATATAGCGTTCAGGGCATGGCACATCGAACGTGAGTGGATGTACGACGTCACAAGCATCAGCTTCAAAACGGCGACCGTCGGGATTGAATATGACGGCATGGCAGAGCGGGTTCCGGTAAACGAGGTCGTCCTCTTGCCATTCACAGGGCTAAACGATTCAAACGGTCGTCGCATCTATGATGGCGATGTCGTGAAGTGCGTCTATGAGCCATGGGAGAAACCGATGATTAATCATGTCCGTGTATCGAATGGCTGCATCATGTATGGCGACCACCTGGCTTATAACGTATTCGTAGATCACGAATTCGTCCATGTGGTCGGAGACATATACAGCAATCCAAAATGGGCAGAGTTGAATAAAAGGAATGAGGTGACTGAATGTACGAAGTCATAAACATCACCCCGCATCCACGCCGAAGCAACCATGTATTGATTCACTACAAAGGACAAGTAGTCGCGGAAGGCTTGGAATGCCCGAGCGGAAGAATCGAAGTGAGGCCGGACGCCAAACGTTTCTCACCCCTCCATCGAACGCATAAGGTGCTCGACATGCGACAGATCGAAGAGCTGGTACTTTTATCGGACGAATGTTCGAAACGATAAATTTCATAGGAGAGTGATAGAAATCAAATAACGTTTCAAGCGAACGAGATAGGAGTAGAGGCGAAATGGATAAGAGACCGGTTATAAAGATTTTAGAACTTTTTGGAGGGATTGGAGCGCCACGAAAAGCTCTTGTTAATTTAGGTATCGATCACAAATCTATTGATTACGTCGAGATTCAAGAAAATCGGGTCCGAGCTTACAATGCTTTATATGACCATGAGCATAAGTCACAATCGGTCATAGGTTGGGACTTAAAACCAGATATTCTTGTTCACGGATCTCCTTGCCAAGATAACAGTCGTGCCCAATATAGCAGCAACATCAACAATTCTATGAAAAAACGTGGAGCAGAGCGAGGAAGCGGGACAAGGAGCTCGCTTATGCACGAAACGATTAAAATCATTTGCAATATGGGTGAATGGAAGCCGAAAGTGGTTATCTGGGAAAACGTTGTCGGCGTTCTCGATAAGAAGACTATTCCGGCGTTTAATGACTATCTTCAATCCATGACCGAACTTGGCTACAGTAATAGTTTTGAAGTTTTGGATGCGAGAGATTTCAGCGTACCGCAAGCGAGGGAGAGAGTATTTTGTGTGTCAATGCTAGATGGATTTTTCGACTTCGGTAGTTTGGAGAAAAAACCAATGAGGCACATCGATGATTTCCTTGAAAAAAACGTAACAGGACCTCAATACATGATTACGATTCCATCTATGCTCAATAAGATCGAAGAATTTAACCCTGTAAAACCGGACGATGTGTACAAACGAAGATTGAACGTCATTGACAGTCATTGCTGGACGATAACCGAACGTCAAGATCGATGCCCGAACGCTGGCGTCATTAGGTCTAAAACTGACGCAAAATATCGATACCTCACTGAACGAGAAGTGTGGCGGCTGATGGGATTTGATGACGAGGATTTCGATTCTGTCTTAAAGCGATTCCCTTCTAAGCCAGGAAAGAGGAATTCCACGCTTTATGCACTAGCGGGTAACAGCATCGTCGTACCAATTTTGGAAGCTATATTCGAACAACTAATCAATGGTGTGAGAAGTGATGGGCTGATCGAAGAGTCGAATGGACAACTGAGATTGACTTGTTAGGAGGGAATGAAATGGCTAAAGCTAAATTCATGTCATATGACCGTGACGAAGGTAGGTTCATTGTGTTGAAATCGAACAACATCGTTACCGCAATATACACCGCTTGGAACTATGAATTTCCTGTATATGAAAGAGAGACGGAAGAATGTATTTTCGACGGTTTCGCTGATAATGATGATAATAACGAAATGTTCAAAGACTACGACGTTAGGGTTATCGATCGCGAAGGTTTAAGGAGACTACAGACAATCTCGACAGGCGAGGTTCACAAAGCACCTTGGGACAATCAAGGAGGTCCGAGTGATGGCTGCAGATAAACCAAACTACAACAAACTCCTGCCCGCACAATATAAGACGGCCTACAGTTCAGGAGTGAAGCCGCCGCGACAGACGACGGTCAAGGAGTGGCACCTCGAGGGTGACCATCCTTCCTCGTCCATCGGGGTCAACCCACTGTTCGTCCAGTGGCTGCACGACACGGATGCCCAGGCAGGCGACACGATCGACGTCATCGGGTATCAGCTATACCGGCGCAGACGGGGATATGAGCTCGGTAGTGACTGGAAACAGATTATTTCACGTACAGCCAATTGAATAAAAAGGGGTGAGAAGTAATGAATGATCTCGAAAAGGATGCAATAGCGGAAATATCACGTCAAGTCATGGAAGCAGCGAGGCTGTTACGGGATGCGGCCGTCAGGCTTTGGAACATACTCATCGAGCAGGCGCGTATCGCCTTCAACCGCCTCCTCATATCAAGTGAACGAGCTGAGCGAATCAGGAAGCGCAAGCGCCCGACATACATCCAGCTCCCGCCGAAGTCAAAGCGATTGGACCTTAACGCAACCCGTCACCAAAACGGCAACTCGATGAAGATCGAACGGGCTCATCAGACAAATCAACGCCACCCGGCACTCAGACGAATCGGAGGGACAAGACATGGGAAAGGCTAAGAGAAGTTTGGCCATGAATTGGAAAGAACTGATGTATTACTTCGTATGCTATATAGTGATCGGTATCGTATGGCAGTCGTACGAACAGATTCGTTACGGGGAACTCAAGCCGGACGTATTCGACACGCTCGTCGCGTGCGTCCTGGCGTATACGATCGTGATGATTTGGAAGATAGGTGTGCATTGGAAGTCTGCGGAACATGAACTCGAACAGTATGGGAAAGCAGTCGTCGACCTGAACGACATCATCCTCCGCCAGAATAAAGTAATCGCCGAGCAGAATAAAACGATGCTCCGGCTGGGAACGATCACCGCACGGAAAAAAGATATCGCCTCAGAGAAAATGATCTCCACCCTAGAAAAGTATGCCGACCCTGAATACTATTCCATCCTGAACGACAGGGACGTCTATGAGGGTGACGAGGGCGAAGAGTTGAGACCGGTCGGTTCATTGGCTCGTCAGACCATCGACCGAGCGAAAAACATGATACGGATATGATACGCTTTTGATACGGAAATGATACGCATTTGATACTCCGACCCCGCAAAAGCGTGTGATAATTGGGGTGTAGAGGAGCGTGCACACGCCGCAAGTGACCGCGTCTCCTCGCCGTTCACTCCAAACTTAATAGTCCCTTAGGTCGTAGGGACACACTCAAGCCACCGAGCGGATTCGGTGGCTTTTTGTATGCATCAACGACCAGACGAGCACATCCTCCCCTTCGGTAGCGGCTGAGTACCCCCGAACTTGGTCGCAATAGACCTGATGGCTCGTCTGGTGCTTGATGTACACAAGGCATGAGGGAGGGAAATACATGAGAAAGTACGACGCGGATTTCTTCCGGATCAAGTGGACCGTCCACCCGTTGCGGAAAGACAAACGTACCGGCCCGACCCGCATCCGCAAGCGGAGCAAGTGGGCGAATTATCTATGGGATAAGTGAAATCGGAAACAACCATGACAAAAAAAGTAAAAGGTACTCCGAACGCGAACAGAAATGCCTGCGGGTCTGCGAGTCCCGGCGGCAGTCTAGTTTCAGACTCGAAAAGTTCGTTTCGCTTTCGGGTTGATGTTGTTGGGAAATAATCGAATGAAGGGAGGTCGAACCGTTGGCGCGCAAGGATTCAGACAATAAAACATATACCGTCACAACAGCCGAAATAAGCGAAATCTTTGGTATTTCAACACGAAGGGTGCAGCAGTTGGCAAAGGATGGCGTGTTCGTCCGTGTGGGTCACGGGCAATTCGACCTCCCGGCTTCGGTCAATTCGTTCATCGAATACCGTCTGGATGACACGAAAGAAGAGGGGATGCTCGACAAGACGACCGAGGAAGCCAAATGGACCCGTGCCAGACGGCAGAAAACGGAGCTCGAACTTCAAATCATGCGAGGCGATCTGCATCGTTCCGAGGACGTGAAGCGAGTGATGAATGACATGCTCGGTTCATTTCGGGCCAGAACACTGTCGATTCCTTCAAAAATCGCGCCACAGTTGGTCGGTTTGACGGAAATCCCACCAATCAAAGACATTTTGAAGCAAGGGGTGTACGAGGCACTGGAAGAACTGTCAGATTACGATCCGATGGTCTTTTACGATATCAGCAAGGACAAGATGTTGTTAGAAGACGAGGATGAGGTCACTTCCATTCATGCCGAGTTAGACGGAGAGCCGGTGCAACGTGGCCGCAAAGCGAAAGAGTAACAACACCGCGTCCTTATTCCGCGACATCGTCAAAAGTGCGGTAGCCCCGCCTCCGGATCTGACAGTGTCCGAGTGGGCGGATGCCTACCGCAAACTTTCTTCGGAGTCTTCAGCGGAGCCGGGACAGTGGCGTACCGATCGCGCGCCTTACCAGCGCGAGATCATGGATGCGGTCAACGACCCAGAGTACGAAAAGATTGTCATCATGTCGAGCGCGCAGGTCGGGAAGACCGAGCTCATCTTGAACACGCTCGGCTACCATGTGGATTTTGACCCGGGCCCGATCTTGGTCGTGCAACCGACGGTCGCGCTCGCCCAATCTTTTTCTAAGGAACGGCTGGCGCCGATGATTCGGGACACGCCGGCCATCAAACACAAGATCGCTGATGCCAAGAGCCGTGATTCCGGGAACACGACGCTCCAAAAGTCGTTCCCTGGCGGATACATCGTCTTGGCGGGTGCGAACGCGCCGTCCGGGCTGGCATCACGACCGATTCGAATCTTGCTCGCCGATGAGATCGATCGCTTCCCGGTCTCGGCCGGTACCGAGGGAGACCCGTTATCGCTCGCCGAGAAACGGACGAACAACTTCTATAACCGGAAGAAAATCTTCGTGTCGACGCCTACCATCAAAGGGGCATCACGAATCGAAACAGAATATGAACTCAGCACGATGGAGGAATGGACGCTCTCCTGTCCGTCGTGCGGGGAATATCAACCGTTGAAGTTTGCCCAGATTCATTTTGACAGCGTCTCGATGTCCTGCAGCTGTTGCGGGGCATTGCATGACGAGTATGAATGGAAACGAAGTCCTGGTAAGTGGATCGCCCGTAACCCCGACGCGAGAAGCAGGGGTTTTCATCTGAACGAGTTCGCCTCGCCATGGAAGAAATGGCAGGAAATCATCAATGACTTTCTCGATGCCAAGAAAAAAGGGCAAGAGGCCATGAAAGTATGGGTCAACACCTCGCTCGGTGAGACGTGGGAAGAAGAGACCGAAGAGGTCGACACAGAATCTCTCGAGAATCGTCGTGAAGAGTATGGAGCCGAACTACCGGATCGAGTCAAAGTTCTGACGGCAGCCGTTGACACTCAGGATGATCGCTTCGAAATCGAGGTGGTCGGATGGGGAGCCGGCCGTGAATCTTGGGGCATTGAATATCATGTCATTCATGGTGACCTTAAAACGGAGAAGCCATGGCAAGAGCTCGATGAGTATCTCTCACGGACATGGTCCAAAACGGACGGCAAACGATTCGGCATCGCCATCACCTGCATGGACTCTGGTGGCCACTTCACGGGCGAGGTTTATCGCTTCACGAAAGCCCGAGAAAATCGACGAGTCTATGCGATCAAAGGACGTTCGGACGCGAAGGGGCAATATACGCCCCTTGTAGCGGGGTATACCCGTACAAAGCCGATCAAAGCGGTGCTCGTCAGTCTCGGTGTCGCCGAAGGGAAGGCGCGTGTCATGTCCAACATCCGAGTTCCGGAATTTGGTCCGAACTATTGCCATTTCCCCATCGGTCGCGGATATGACGCCAATTACTTCCTTGGCCTGACGGCAGAGGCGCTCGTCACCAAATATGAGAAAGGCGTCGCCTATAAAGTTTGGAAAAAGATACGAAACCGAAACGAGCCACTCGATTTACGAGTGTATAACACGGCAGCGCTCGAGATCCTCAATCCCGATTTGAGCTCGGACAAAGAGTATGCAATCGGAGGCGGTGTCAGGAAGAAGAAAAAACGGCGGACATCGTCGAAAGGAGTGAAGTGATTGGAAGCAGGAGTAGGCGTGATGACACTCGAACGCGCGAAGACGCATCTCGATGCCTGGTATCAAGCAGAGATCGCGGTCTCGACAGGTCAGAGTTATACAATCGGGAACCGGACATTGACCCGGGCGAACATCAAAGATATCAAACAACAGATCAGTTATTGGGAGAACCGAGTGAGAGCGATGAGCGGAAAGAAACGTCGCCGTTCAGCGCGGATCATCCCTCGAGATTTTTAGGAAGGAGGATGGCACTTGAATGAACATCATTGATAAGGCAATTTCGTATGTCGCGCCCGGTATGGCGTTGAGACGACAGCGGTCACGTTTATTGACGAACGTCCTGAACGAGAGCGGGTACGGAAAACACGGCGCCAATGGAAAGAAATCGAGCATGGCCGGATGGATCACTGAATCCGGTTCGGCGCTCGAAGACATTGAAAAGAACATTCCAAAGTTACGAGAGCGATCGCGCGACTTATTCATGGGCGCACCACTCGCATCAGGCGCGCTCAAGCGACTGCGGACGAACGTCATCGGGCCTGGGCTAAGACTCAATGCCCAAGTCGACGCAGAAGTATTGGGCATGACGACGGAACAAGCGGACGCCTGGGAGACGAAGACCGAACGCGAGTTCGAACTTTGGGCAGAGTCAATCCATTGCGATTTGCAACGGATGAACAACTTTTATCAGCTTCAACAACTCGCATTCCTCTCGTATCTCATGAGCGGGGATGTTTTTTGTTTGCTTCCAATCAAACAGCGTCCGAACATGCCGTATGATCTCCGGATCCAGTTGATTGAGGCGGACCGGATCAACAGTTCGGACGATGCTTTCGCATTGAGCGGTTCGCCGCGTGTATTCAACGGGGTCGAGATCGACAAGGATGGCGAGGTCGTCGCCTACCATATATCGAACCGCCACCCGAGCTCGGGCTTCGACCAGTTGGAGCGCATCCGAGTGGAGAAGTTCGGGGCTGAGACAGGGCGACAGAACATCTTGCACCTCGTCGAACTGGAGCGCCCGGAACAACGTCGAGGCGTGCCGATGCTCGCACCGGTCATCGAGTCGATGAAGCAGTTGGCGCGGTATTCCGATGCAGAACTCATGGCAGCAGTCGTGAATGCGCTCTATTCGGTATTCATCACGTCGGAATCAGGTACGGAGACGGACGAGCTAGGAAGCATCCCATCTGAGGATGAGATCGATTCTGACAATGAGACAACATACGAGCTTGGCCCAGGAACCGTTCACTTCCTAGGGGAGAACGAAAAGATTCAAGAGGCGACACCAGGACGTCCGAACGCGAACTTCGATGCATTCGTCACCTCGATGTGCAGACAAATCGGAGCTGCACTCGAGATTCCTTACGAAGTGCTTCTTGGACATTTCACGTCTTCCTACTCGGCGTCACGCGGAGCGTTACTCGAGGCGTGGAAGATGTTCAAGATGCGGCGCGAGTGGATGGCGTCTAGTTTTTGCCAGCCAATCTATGAAGAGTTCCTGAGCGAGGCGATTGCGAAAGGCCGTATCGATGCGCCAGGATTCTTCACAGACCCGACAATCCGGAAAGCCTACGCAAGGGCGGAATGGAACGGCCCTTCACAAGGGCAACTCGATCCACTCAAAGAAGTGAGAGCCGCGTCACTGCGTGTCGACAACGGCTTCACGACACGTTCGCAGGAAACGGTCGCGTTGGGCGGGGGCAACTGGTTCCAAAACCACGAGCTCCGGAAGATCGAGGAGCAAGCACGGCGAGATGCCGGCATGTCCTCTGCGGTCGTTCCTGAAATCACGGAAGAACCGGATGACGAAACGTGAAAGGGGGTGAAATAGATGAAAATCAAAATCAAAGGGCCCATCGTCTCGAACAGCGAGTCATGGATCTATGAATGGTTCGGGATGGAGCATACGAGCGCCAAGTCGGTGACCTCACAGATTGAAAATGCCGGAACGGAAGAACTGTTGGTCGAAATCAACAGCCCAGGCGGTTCCGTGTTTGACGCTTCCGAGATCTACACGGCGCTCAAGTCATATAAAGGTAATGTGGAGGTTCAAATCGTAGGGCTTGCCGCGAGTGCCGCCTCCATCATCGCGATGGCCGGCGACCGAGTGCTCATGTCACCGACGGCACAGATGATGATTCACAACGCGTCTGCCATCTCTGGTGGTGACCATCGTGACATGAAACATACCTCAGACTTCCTGCAGGGCGTGGACCGAACGATTGCGGATGCCTATGCGAAGAAATCGGGTCTTGATTATCAAGAGCTATTGGCGATGATGGCCGATGAGACGTGGCTGACGCCGGACAAGGCGAAAGAGGTCGGTCTGATCGATGCCGTCATGTTCGAAGAGGAGGCGCCAAAAGTGGTCGCCTCGTTCGATGCGTCGAACGGCGGCCTATTGCCGCAGAGCGTCATCGAGCGCATCCGGAACGAGTTGGGTCCGAAGTTAGGCAAGGCCGGGGGTGACGGGGATGTACAACCCGATCCCGAAAATTTATCGAAGGAGGACGATATCGTGAATATCGCAGATTTGAAGAACAAGCACCCTGAGCTTTACGAGCAATTGTTGAACGAGGGCGTCGAAGTGGGCGTCAAGAACGAGAATGAGCGAATCAAAAGTATCGACGCGTTGAAGAAGCCGGGTGGCATCTCGAACGAAGAATTCTCTGTCATCGTCAATGAGGCGAAAGCAGACCCGCAGGCCACGGCCGGAGACTTAGCGGTCAAGATCCTGAATCACGCTGCCGAGGCGGATTCGACGCAACGCAACAACTATCTCGAGAATGTGAAAAAAGACGCGGAAGCGTTGAACAATGTGCCAGGAAGTCACCAGAAAGAAGATACGAAAAATGATCAGACGAAGGAAGCTGCGGATTTGATCGCCAGCAACTTCGCAGGAACAGGAGGTAACTGAATATGTTCAAGCTAGTGAGTGATGTCGGAGAACAAAAATTCGACGAGTTGATCTTTGACGACAAGATTCCTTTCGTCACGAAGTCGGTCGTCCTGAAACAAGGACAAGGCGTCCTTGTTCGTGGCGCGGTATTAGGTATTGAGACGGCAACAGGCGAGGCGATCCTCGTCGATTCTGCAGCTGCAGACGGTTCGCAGGAAGCAGATTGCATCCTCGCCGACACGATTGATACGACAGATGAGTCGGTGACATACGTCGCGTATGCCTCGGGTCGCTTCAACCGCAAGGCGCTCGTCGTCGGCGGGTCGGATGATGTAGAGGTGCATGAGGGTCGCTTACGCGGACTCGGCATCTACTTGAAAGACAAAATGTGATTGGAGGAACAACAAACATGAACTTCTATGAGACTATGACGCTTTTACAGGCGGTCGAAAAATTACCGCCGACACGGACGTTTTTGAAAGACACGTTCTTCCCACGGACGGAAACGTTCGTCACTGAAAAGGTTTTACTTGATATCCGTAAAGGGAGCCAAAAGATGGCGCCATTCGTCGCGCCACGAGTCGGCGGGGTGACGATGGAGCGTGACGGTTTCTCTACGCGTGAATTCAAAGCGCCGCGCATCGCGCCGCAACGTCCGATCACCATCGACGACCTGTCGAAACGATCGTTCGGAGAAGGGGTCGTCAGTTCACGGACGCCGGCCCAACGTCAAGCGGCCATCGTGGCCAAGGATTTGCAGGACTTCAACGCGATGATCGCGCGTCGCGAGGAATGGATGGCGGCCCAGGTGCTCTTCTACGGACGTGCTGTTCTAAAAGGGTACATCGACCACGCGAACAAACAGTTCGTCGAGCAAGAGATCGACTATCAGTTCGAGAACAAAGAGACGCTGCTTCTCGCTGATCGCTGGGGGCATGGTGGCGACATCTATACAAACCTCGAAGAATGGCGCCTCGACGTCTTGCAAAAAACTGGAGAAGCCCCGACAGTCGCGGTTCTTGGTCGTCAGGCGGCCGCAGCCATGCGGAATGATGAGAAACTTCAAAAACTTCTCGATATCCGGAACCTGAACATCGGTCAAATGAACCCCGAGATTCGCGGGAATGGTGTCACATACCTCGGCCGCCTGTCGGCGCTCGGTTTGGACCTGCTCACATATGACGCGTGGTTCCAAGATGATGATGGCGAGGCGAAGCCCTTCGTGCCGGAAGACCATCTTATGATGGGAACTCCCGGACTCGGATCGTTCGCCTATGGCGCAATCACGCAGATGGAGAAAGATGACTTCTTGACGTACGAAGGTGTACGTGTGCCGAAGGTGTGGTCGGATCATGACAATGAGGTCCGCATGATGCGACTCAGCTCACGCCCCCTCCCTAAACCGGACGATGTACATTCGTGGTTCGTCGCGAAGGTGGTGTGATAGATGCCGACATTGCGATTTTTAGAAGGCGCCCGCCTGAAAGGGCGTCGCTTCAAACAAGGTGAGACGGCCGTGTTGAGCAATGATGACGTGAACTTCTTGGTCGGCAAGGGACTCGGACTCATCGAAGGGACGCTCGATCCTGTTCATGTTAGTGAACAGGAAGAGCATTCGGTCGACGTCGCTAAGGTCTTGGACGAGAACTGGACACACAAGGAACTGTTGGAGGACATCGAAGAGGCAGGCATCGAGGTCGACAAGTCGCTCAACAAAGGCAAGTTGATTGCAGCCATCATCGAATCAGATCAGGCGGACAAACTCCTCGAGATGCTCGAAGAGGAGTAAGGTGATGAGCCTCTTCAAGGATCAATTGAAGTTGGATATCGGAAGGACGTTCTTCAATCCGAATGAGTTCGCGACGCCGATCATGATCAATGGCGTCGAGCATCAAGTGGTCATCGATGAAGATGAGCTGAAACGGTATAACTTTAAGGTGACGGAAAAAGGGGAGGGGCTTGCCGAAGGCGAGCTCCTTTTCCACGTCCCTAGAATCGGGTTTATCGAAGAACCTTATGAAGGACAGCGTATCCGTATCCGCGGAAGACTGCATGAAATCATTAAGATCTACGAAGATGATGACATGTATTCGATTGTCATAAGGGGGTATAGCTCGTGAAACCGGAGATCACGGTCAACGATCGAATGATAAAGGATGTCCAAAGCAAGTTGGTCGGATTTGAAAAGAGGGCTCCAACAGTCGTCTCGGCAGCGCTCAACCGGGCGATGACGACGATGACGAAACAAATTACGGTCGAAGCCCGTTCGAGATATCACATCAAGGTGAAAGATGTTCGTCCGACACTCAAGAAGAGCAAGGCAAACCGTAGTAACCTGTCGGCGACCGTACTCAGCACTGGGCGAACCATCCCGCTAGACCGGTTCGTTGTCACTCCCCGGACAGTCCAACCCAAACGTAAAAAGCCGATTTTGGTCGCAGTAAAGAAAGGGCCCAAGAAGCCGCTTCCGGGAGCGTTTGTCGGCGACATCCAAGGGGTCAAGGTGTTTAAGCGGAAGACGAAGAAGCGTTTGCCGATCGGCCGTTTGTTCGGACCATCTGTGCCACAGATGATATCCGGACGACAAGTTCAAGAAGAAGTGTACGAGGCCGGACGCATCATGTTTTATAAGCGTCTCGATCATGAAATTAAGAGGATTCTGAGCAAGGGGGCGAGTGTATGATTCCCATCATCTTGCAGGCAGAGCTGAAGGAAGTCGTCCTTTCGTTGTTCGACGACAAAAAATTTGTGGCGCCCGAAGGTGAGAGCCGAAAACTTTCCGTCTTTGAGCAGAACCTTCCGCAAAAACAGCAGAAGGATGACTCGCCCTATCCGATGGTGATCATCAAATTGATCGAGGGCGGCAAAGAGAAGAGAGAGGACCCGAACGTCACAAACGTCGGGTTCATTGTCGGGACTTACGACGAGAATGAAGATAACCAAGGTTATCGAGACGCAGTCTATATTTTGAACAGATTGCACGAGTGTTTCGAGAACCAACCGGTCATCGGTGGAACGTTCGAACTGACAGGACGGATCAACTGGCGTCTACATGAAGAAGATCTTGACCCGTATTTTTTCGGGGTCATGGAGACACAATGGGCCGTGCCGGAGCATGGCCGAATGGATGTGGAGGAATTAATATGACAGAAGAATCAAAAGAACACATTAAACCACCTCGAAAAGAGAAGCGTTTGGAACTACCTAAGACGGGATTCGTCACGAGTTTGGCGGAGGACGGACCGGAACAAATCGTCCCGTTAGGAACAGTCGTATATATCGGGCCGCCTCTAAAAACTGTATCGCAGTTCGCGGTCTTCTCGAATGGGTTACCGGAATCACTCGAGCTTGCTCGAGTCGAGTGTCCGGCAATCGGAGGACTCATCATCCCGACGAAGGACTTAAACGAGGCGACGATCGCTTTAAAGCGAACGGGTAGCAAAGAGAGCATCCTGTTCGAACAAGTTAAAAAACATTTAGGGAGTGAAGTGTAATGGCATATAAACACGGTATCACCTTGCTTGAAAACCCGACATCACTCACGCCGCCGGTCACAGCCGAATCGGCGGTTCAAATCGTTGTCGGAACGGCTCCGGTTCATCTCGTAGAGAATCCGGGATCGACGGTCAACAAACCTTTCCTCGTGCATAACCTAGCGGGAGCTGTTAAGGCTGTCGGGTACAGCGAGAACTTCGAGTCGTTCACGCTCTGCGAGTCGATTTATGCTTCGTTTTACGTGAAAGGTGTAGCGCCACTCGTTCTCATCAACGTGTTGGACCCGGCAATCCATAAAGAGGCGATCGTTGACAAGGCATTCACATTGTCGAACGGACAAGGCGTCATCGATGAGGAGGGCGTATTGCTCGAATCATTAGTCGTCACAAACGGGGCGACACCACTCGTGAAGGGAACAGACTATCTTGTCGCATTTGACGATTATGGTAAACCGTCTGTCGTGAAATTATCGTCGACAATCACGGACGACGCCTCATTGAAAGCAAGCTTTGACAAGCTCGACCCGAGCGCTGTGACGAAAGCGGACATCATCGGCGGGTACGATGCTGTCGCGAAACAATACAAAGGCCTCGAACTTATCAAGAACGTCTATCCGATGTTCAACGTCGTGACTGGATCTGTCCTCGCGCCGGGTTGGTCACACGATCCGGAAGTCGCCGCCATCCTTCAGGCGAAGGTGCGGAAGATCAACGGAGGTTTCAACGCGATGGCCATTCTCGATATCGATACGGCCCAGGTCACGTCATACGATGAGGTGCTCGCTTGGAAAAATCAGAATGGCTATAACGGCGAGCAAGCTATCGCGCTCTGGCCAAAGGTCAAAATCGGAGACAAGCAACTGCATTACAGCGCGCTCATGGGTGCGACAATCGCGGCGGTGGATGCGGACAACGACTCGGTACCTCACAAGTCACCCTCGAATGAATCCGTCGCAATTTCAGGGGCAGTACTCGCCGATGGCAGTGATGTCTACCTCGACAAAGAAGAAGCGAACCATCTAAATGGGAACGGTATCGTGACATTGCTCAATTGGAACGGATGGAAAACGTGGGGCAATAACACGGCTGCCTATCCGAATACGACAGATCCGAAAGATCGTTTCATCTCGATCCGCCGCATCTTCAACTGGTGGGGAAACAGCTTCATCCTCACATATTTCGACAAAGTCGATGATCCGACAAACTATCGCCTCATCGAGTCGATTATTGATAGCGAGAACATTCGAGCAAACGGATATGTCGGACGTGGCCAACTTGCCGGCGCGAAGATCGAGTTTCGCCAAGAGTTGAACCCGGCGACCGACATCCTGAACGGCAAAATCACATTCATTCAAAAAATTGCAGCCTATCCTCCGGCCGAACACATCGAGAACATCCTCGAATTCGACCCTCAGATGCTGACTAACGCTATGTTTGGAGGCGCTTGACCATGAATCAGATTCCAGAAAAAGTAGTCAACTTTAACGCGTATAACGGAGCCAATAAATTGATCGGTGTAACAGGCGAAGTGACGCTTCCGAACCTCGAACCGATGACGGAGACCATCTCAGGAGCGGGTCTCCTCGGTGAGTACGAGAGTGTCTCACAAGGACATTTCGGTAGCACGCCTGTCGAAATCCAGTTCCGGACGTTGACGGACCAATCATTCAGCATGCAAGAGATGGCTGGACAAGTATTGACCCTTCGCGCAGCTCAACAAGGATATGACGTCTCGTCAGGAGTCGTCTCCCATCGCGCACTCAAAATCACGCTCAAAGGTCAGCCGAAAGGGATCAACCCGGGTAAGATCGGTGTCAATGCCGCCACGGAGACGACGACAGTGCTGGAGGCCGTATATATCAAAATCGAAGAGGGCGGAAAAGTTCTTCTCGAGCTCGATAAAATCAACTTCATTTATGTGATCAACGGGAAAGACCAGCTTTCGACGCTCCGTAACATGATCTAACAAACCAAAAAACTAGGGGGAAATACAAGATGGACGCAAAAACGAACGAACAAACGGAAGCAGTGAACGTAGAGTCGAAAAAGCAAGCGGAAGGGATCGTAAAATTCAAGAAGCCATATAGCTTCGAAGGACAAACGTATCAATCGGTCGATTTGTCAGGGATTGATGATTTGACAGGCGACGACCTTCTCGAGGCGGACCGGGCGTATACGGCCTCTGGACAGTTCTCGCCACTGCCGGAGATGACGTTGGCCTATGCCTTCTCGATTGCCGCGACGGTGACGAAGCAGCCGATCGAGTTCTACCGTTCGTTGCCTGCAAAAGAGGGGCTCAAAGTGAAGAATGAGGTCATCCGTTTTTTGAACAACTAGGAGTGGCGGAGCGGCAGAACGGAATAAGCAAGTTGGTGGTGACGGGGCGGGTGGTGCAGAAAGTGTCCATCCGTCTTTCTTCTGTCGTCCACACCCCGTTCCATCATTTTATGAAGATGCCGCTTCCCCGTCTCTGGGATTTCGTCACGGATGTACGTGAGGTGAACAAAGATGGCTAACGCACAGACGTATGAGATTGCCTTTAAGCTCGCCGGTATGATGGATCCATCCATGCAGAAAGCGTTCAATCAGGCGCACAAAACGCTCGGGAAGACGACCAAGGAGACGAATGAGGTCGAGAAGAGCAACCGATCGCTTGGCAAGAGTTTCTCGGCATTGAAGGGTCCGGCCATCGCGGCAGCGGCGGCCATCGGTACCGCCATCGCGGCGGTCAGTGGAGTCGCTGCCATCAAAGGGGCCGTAAATACGTTCGCTGACTTTGAAAAGGCAATGAGTAACGTCAAAGCCGTATCGGGCGCGACCGGTAAAGATTTCGAACAATTGAGTGAAGTTGCCCGTGAGATGGGCAAGCAGACGTCCAAGAGTGCGGCGGAGGCCGCGGACGGATTGCAATATCTTGCTCTCGCAGGATGGGATACGCAACAAATGATGGCAGGAATCGAGCCGGTTCTCCGATTATCGGAGGCTGGTGCCATCGACCTCGGTAGGGCCAGTGACCTCGTCACGGATTCCATGTCTGCCTTAGGAATCCAAGTCGATCAACTGCCTGGTTTCTTGGATAAAGTTGCACACACTTCTAGACGCGCGAATACGAACATCGATGCTTTGATGGAAGCATTCCTTGTTGCGGGTGGAACTCTGAACACGTTCAATGTACCTCTCGAGGAAGCGAATGCCATCCTCGGTATCATGGCGAACCGTGGTTTCAAAGGTTCGGAGGCCGGAACGGCGCTAAACGCCATCATGGTCAACTTGACTTCCGGGCTAGGCGCTGCCGGCGCCGCGATGACTGAGCTGAATTTGAATGCGTTCGATAGCGAAGGGAAATTCCGAGGTCTCGAGACGATTTTCATGGACGTCAAAAACACATTGGCAGACATGACCGACGAACAACGAGCCCAATATATCTCGATGATCGCCGGCAAAGAACATTTGAAGACATTCACCGGTATCTTAGAGGGACTGGGGAACGAGTACGGCGACTTGAAAGGCGAAATCCAAAGCGCGGACGGCGCATTGATGGAGATGGCCAACACGCAGATGGACAACCTTCACGGATCGGTCGAGATTTTAAAATCGGCATGGTCCGAGATGAACATTGCCATCGGTGAGCGGGTCGCTCCGGCCGTTCGTTATTTTGTCGAATACGGAACGGCGATGCTCCCGAAAGTTCAAGACAAAATCATGGGCATCGTTGACAGTGCAGGCAAGATGTTGAAGCCGTTGGCGGCCGCTAAAGATATCCTAACTGGCGACTTCGTCAATGGTCGTAAGATTATGCTCGAGCTTGGGTATGACCACAAACAGATTGACGCATTTCGAGACCGCATCAAAGAGGCAAAAGAGTTTGCGAATACCGCGTTTGCTGGAATTAAAATGTTTTCGGGCGATTTTGCCCAAGGTCGCAAACTCATGCTCGACGTCGGATTCGACCATAAACAGATTGACGCGTTCCGCGACCGGGTGAAATCGGTGCGAGACGTCGTTCTGGATGTACGAGAAACGGCAATCGAGATGGCTCAAATGGTCGGGGGACAGTTCCTCGATTTGGCCAAAAAAGTAGGCGGAGATGTTCTTGGCGCATTTGGTCAGGTGACGAGCTTTTGGCAGGAGAATGGAGCATCAGTCGCCGGATATGTCGGTTCTGTGATCACGAATGTCGGGAACATGGTATCTGGTTTCCTCAGCTTGATCGAGTCAGTCTACGACCTGATAGCGCCGTTTCTCCCGAAAATTATCGGCTTCTTCGTCGACATCGGGAACCAGCTATTGACATTCTGGCAGGAGAACGGCGCGCAGGTACTGCAGGCTGTTCAAAATATTTTTGCCGGAATCGTCAAAGTGGTTCAATTTTTAGCGCCGGTCGTACTCCCGATTTTGAAAATGATTTGGGATTCTGTGGCCGGTTTGATCCAAGGCGCCGTCAATATCATTATGGGCGTCATTAAAATTTTCTCAGGCATCTTTACCGGAGACTTTGCAAAAGTCTGGGAAGGGGTCAAACAACTCGTCGTCGGAGCGGTCCAGTTCATCTGGAACTATGTGAACTTGATGTTTATCGGTCGCATCCTTGGCGGCATCAAAGCGCTCGGAGCTGGCCTATTGAAAAACTCAGGTGCGATGTGGGCCGGAGTGAAAAACTTCTTCAAGAATGGTGCGGAGAACGCCTATTGGTTGGTCAAGGAGCTTGGTACCAAGGTTATACAGACTGTATGGAAAATGGTCACGAATGCGCTTCAATTCTATCGTAACCTGTGGCTGAACGCTGTACGCATCTTCCAAACTTTGAAGGCGTTTGGCGTCAAAACTTTTGCTGCCTTGAAAGATACGGTGGTCAATGTAGCGTCGAACATGGCGAATGGTGTACGTAGTCGTTTCGGGCTTATGAGAGACCGTGCCGTTGAAATCGTCACAAACATGAAAAAATTGATCAAGAACCGCTTCGATGACATTATCTCAATGGCCAGAGCATTGCCTGGAAAAATGGGAGAAGGAATCAAGGCGATGGGTGGTAAGGCCGCGGACGGCGCAGTCCGAGTCGGCAATCTAATGCTCGAGAAAATCGGCAACGCTGTAAATGGCGTGATCAATGGATTGAACTGGGTCGGTGGGAAGTTAGGCATCGACACGAAGATCCCGACATGGGCGGTACCGCAATACGCGAACGGGACGAAGGGACATCCGGGCGGTTTGGCCGTGCTCGGCGACGGACGCGGGTCGAACGCGGGTCCGGAGCTGTACCGCACGCCGAATGGCCGTGTCGGATTGAGCCCGGCGACCGACACGTTGATGAACCTGCCGAAAGGCACCGAGGTCATCAACGCACGAGCCACGCGAGCCGTGCTCGCGCAACAACAAATCCCGCAATACGCGCTCGGGAACGTCAAAGACGCGTTCCGGACGGGCATGCAATGGGTCGGCGAGAAGACGGGACAACTGAAAGATGCCGCATTCGATGTCTTCAGTTACCTGTCCGACCCGACGAAACTACTTTCGAAAGTGCTCGACCAGTTCGGTGTCGCCCTCCCACAAATGAGCGGGGCGTTCGGTGACATCGGCAAAGGTGCGTTCGGGTTCGTCAAAGACCAGGCGCTCACTTACATCAAGGGGATCCTCCCGAAAATGAGCGAATCGACGGGCGGGTCATTGGGTGCCGCTTACAGCGGTTCCGGTGCGGGCGTGGCACGTTCTGCCATCACGCAGGCGCTCGCCATGCTCAACAAGCCGTTGAGCCTGTTGAATCCACTCATGACGATCGCGCAGAAAGAGTCGGGCTTCAATCCGAACGCGATCAATGACTGGGACATCAACGCCCAGCGCGGAGACCCGTCGGTCGGCCTGTTCCAAATCATCAACTCGACGTTCCAGCGTTGGAAGATGCCGGGCTTCAACAACCGGCGCAATCCACTGGACTCGGCGCTCGCTGCCATCCGGTACATGGACGGCCGATATGGCGGGATCATGAACCATCCTGGTATCCAAAACATGATGCGCGGCGGCGGGTATCTGCCGTATGCCAACGGTGGCATCGTCACGAACGCACACCTCGGCCTCGTCGGCGAGGCGGGTCCTGAGGCGATCATCCCGTTGTCTGAGGAAAAACGCGGTCGGGCGACTAACTTGCTCCGTCGCGTCGCCTCACGCTTCGGGCTCGAACTTGGGGACCGAAGCAACCCACTTCGGGATTTGCTCGACTTCGGGAAAGGGGACGACAGAAAAACCGACCCGAGCGCCGACTCAAACTACCAGTTCGTTTACAGCCCGGTCGTCCATATGGCACCAGGCTCATCGCGGCAGGAAGTCGAGGACGCGCTGAAGTTCAGTTATGACGAGTTCAGACGAATGGCCGAGCAGTTCGAACGAGAGAAGAGACGAAATCGATACTGAGGAGGGAGCAGATGCAGACCTATACGACGGTGAGCGGCGACACGTTCGACCGCATCGCCTTGAAGTTGCTGGGGAGCGAATATTTGCTCCCTGTTTTATTGCGCGCCAACCCGAAACACCGGTTGACGCTCGTGTTCACGTCCGGAGTGGTACTCGATATCCCCGAGCCGCCTCGTGAAGAAATCTTCGCAGGTGAGCCTGATTGGTTGCTCGGAGACGGTGAGTCGGAAATGATCGGCGATATGTCGGCAGATGACGGGGTGTTCGGATGATCAAGTTCGCACGTCGTGTTCGTCCGGAAATCTTACATGACAACGTCAATGTGACGCGGGAGATCGAGGACTATCTGACATCGATCTCATTCGTCGACAACATCTCGGCGGAACCTGATACGGTCACATTGGCACTGTCAGACCGCGAAAAGAAATGGCGTAGCGCATGGCGTCCGAAAATGGGCTCTGTCATCAAGTGCGCGCTCGTCGTATCGACCGGTTGGGATGACTCCAAGCCGACGAGTCGATTCATCGGCACATTCGAGATCGACAAGTTCGGCGTTTCCGGACCGCCCAAGATCTCGACGATCGAGGGATTGTCCATCCCGCAGAGCACGACGCTGAATCGTTCGCAGAAAACAAAAGCTTGGGAAAAGTCGAATTTTCGCAAAGTGGCAGGAGACGTCGCCAAGACGAACGGGATGTCGCTCTATTTTTCAGCCCTCGACAATCCGTATTATGATCGGGTCGACCAAGAAGGAGAGACGGATCTCGCGTTTCTGATGCGGCTTTGTTCAGACGCGGGTTTCACGCTCAAGGTGGCCAACAAAAAGTTGATCGTCATGGACGAGATGAAACTGGAAGAAGCGCCGGAGAAACTCATCCTCAAAGAGACGGACAAGGCGATCAAGGACTATAACGGGGACGACTCACTGACGAGCCTCTATCGAAGTTGCTCCGTCAAGTGGACGGACCCGAAGACGAAAAAAGTGAGGCGTTATACCTTCACACCGAAACGCCCGCCTGCGACGAACCGGGTCCTCTATGTCAACGAGGAGATCAGTTCCGAGTCGGCCGCGAAAAAATTGGCGATGGCGAAGTTGCGGGAGGCGAACAAGAACGGGTTGACCTTCTCGGTCAGGCTCGCTGGTTTCCTGACCGCATTCGCGGGCGAGACGGTCAAACTGGAAGGCTTCGATGCGTTCAACGGCAAGTACATCATCACGAGCGTGTCGGCGACCATCAGCAAGGGCTCAGAGACGACGTTGTCGCTGAGACGTGTATTGGAGGGATATTGATGCGACATGTGGACATCGGACGTGTGTCGGCGATTTATCCGGAGCGCGCGACGGTCCGCGTCCTGTTCGAGGACAAGGGTGGCGAAGAGGTCGTCTCTCGCGAGCTCCCTATCATCGGGAGAGGCAGCATCCGCGTCAGGGATTACTGGATGCCTAAAATTGACGAGCTCGTCGTCTGTATCTTCGTCGAGGGAAGCGCCAAGCAAGGGTATATCCTTGGCTCCATCTTCAACGACGTCGACAAAGTGCCGGTTAAAGAAGAAACGAAGCGCCACGTCGAATTCGAGGATGGCGCCTACGTACAATATGATTCGAAAACCAAGAACATGACCATCCAACTCGTCGGAAACGGCACGTTGGACGTCAAAGGACGCGTCATCGCCGACCAGTTCACGACGCGGAACGGAGGGACATCATGAAAATCGGAACATTTGCGGGTGTCTCGTTCGAGGTGTCGTCAAGCAAGGTGCTGACGTTCAGCGACCTTTCGAGAAGCGGTTCGGCGAGATGGTCCGTGCACGACATCATTCAACAGAAACCGTTGCCGGAGTTCGAGGGTCCGGGCCAAGAGTCGATCAGCATGAAGATCTTGTTGAAGCGATCGAAGAAGGTCGATCCGGAAAAAGTGACCCAACAGTTACGCAGTTTCCGGGATGGCGGCAAGGTCGGTACGCTCGTCATCGGGCAAAAGCCGATCACGAACGGATTCTGGTATATCGAGGATATTCAAGAGACGCATCGATTCATCGACAACAAGGGCGTCTCGCATACCATCGAGTTGTCACTGGCCTTGAAAGAGTACCCGAAGGACAAGCCGGTTCGGCAGAAACCAAAACCGAAGTCACCGACAGCCTCGACCTCCGCCAAAAAAACGGGGTCGATCGGTACCGCGACAGTGAAGGTCGGGATGCTCAACTGCAGAATGGGCCCGTCCCTCAACGCACGCATCAAGAAAGTGATGCGCAAGGGACAAAGTTTTCAGGTGTACGGCTACGTGACCGGCAGCGGCATCCGATGGTACAACGTCGGCGGCGGCTTATATATCTCGTCCGTGTCAACGTACACGACATTCAAAAAGAAATAGGGAGGCTTGAAGATGACGGTGCATCAAATCAGTTCATCGGACGGCACGACCATCGACTACGGGGCGACCGGCCTGGCCGCCATCTTGCAGAGCGTCTCATTTTTATTGGACACGCTCGTGGACAGCTACCCGATGCATCGTGAGTTCGGGATGGACCCACCGATCGACGACCCGAGTGAGATGGCGAAAAACGAGTGGTCGGCGCAGGTGATCGAGAAGCTCGAGCGGAACATCCCTGAGGTCAACGTGCAAGAGGTGCTCGTCGAACAAGATGAGTCAGACCTGTTGAACGGTAGAATCAGAACGACGGTGAAGGTGGTGATAGAAATTGACACGATTTAACTTGCCAGAGATCGAGTTCGTCTCGAGCGACGTCGAGGAGTATGAACAGCTCGGCGTCGCGAAGTTCGAGCAACTGTTGCCCGGCGTGCAGCTGAACGAAGCTGACCCACGCTACAAGATGTTGCAGGCGGCCGCTTATGTCGCCGCCTTGCTCGCGAACAACATCGATTACACGGGCAAACAGTCGCGCCTCGCCTATGCGGACGACAATTACTTGGACCACCTCGGTAATGACAAGGGTGTGCCTCGGCTCGAGGCGAGACCGGCACTCGTGACCCTGCGTTTCGAGGTCGTGAATCCGGAGCCGTTCGTCATCTTCGAGGGGACGACGGTCGCCTACAGTGGTATCGCTTTCGAGACGATCGGTGATATCACGGTCTCGGTGGGCGTCCCGCATATCGACATCATCGCAAAAAGTACCGAACCGGGACTGGGCGGGAACGGGATCGCCCCCGGGTTGATCAACGACCTGCAGACGCCGATCCCTTGGGTGCAGTCGGTCCAGAACATAACTGCCTCGAACGGTGGGATTGACGTCGAAGAGGACGAGGCCTACGCAGAACGCATCCATCTCTCGCCGGAAGGTTATTCGACGGCAGGACCGGAACTTGCGTATATCTATCATGCGAAGACGGCGCACCAGGGCATCATCGACGTCAAAGCCATCTCGCCGGCACCAAGCGTCGTCAAGATCGTGCCATTGATGGAGGGCGGCGAGCTACCGAGTGCCGAGGTGCTCGAGGCCGTCCGTGAGAAATGCTCGCCACGCGACATTCGTCCCTTGACTGATTTCGTGACGACCGCCGCGCCGTTACCGGTCTATTACGACCTCACGCTCGTCTATTACCTGCCAGAGAGTTACCGGACGGCCGAATCGTTCCATCAGAGTGAGATCCAAGCGGCAATCTTTGAATACAAGTCATGGCAACGCTCGAAACTCGGGCGTGGGGTCGACCCGGGCGAACTCTATGCCCGAGTGCAGGAAAGGGGCGGTCGCCGCGTCCTGGTCGAGCCGAACGAATACGTGCCGATCGCGGATGACCAGGTGGCGCGAGAACGAAATATCAGCGTGACGTTCGGGGGATTCATCGATGATTGACTTACGCGACTTCTCGTTGCGGGATATCCTGCCACGTTCGCTCACATCGCAGCCTGAGAACGCCGCGTTGACCGAGGCGATCACGGAGATGTTCCGCTTCGTCCTCGAACAGACCGACGTGCTCGACCCAACCAACCCGATCCCCGAGATGCTGCTCGACATCATCGCGAAAGAAGAGCATCTCGACTACTACGACGATCAATTGAGCGCCGACCAAAAACGAGCGCTCATCCAGAGCTCGTGGTCCGTCCATCGGAAGAAGGGGACGGCACAGGCCATCGAGGACGTCGTCTCCATCATTTTGGACAAGGCGAGAATCGTGGAGTGGTTCGAGTATGGCGGCGACCCGTATCATTTCCGTATCGAGATCGATGGTCCGTTACGAAGCGAACGTGACCTGCCTTCCGCATTCCGGGCCGTCGAGAAGAACAAACGGAAATCGACCCGGCTCGAATCCATCTGGTTCCGTCGGGATGACAGCATCTACTACCGCGTCATCTATAAGAACGGACGGATCCACATTCACCCGGTCATCGCGGTGCGTGCGGGCATTTATATGCCGGGTACCGTCCATCAGGCGATTGTTCGTTCGAAGACGACGTCCTCGAACGGCGTCGGTCAAGTGGTCATGTCCGGCTCGATGTATTCTGGCCAAAAGCCATCCCGCATCGACGTCGGTACTTCGGTCGACAATGAGGTGACCGTGACGGCGATCGTCGAGAGCGGTTCATCTGTGCCGCCGGTCGTCAAATACGAGCCGTTTTATGAGGGCACAGGTGCTTCAGACGACCTTGGAACCGAATCCGTGATAGCTCATGGTACGGCGACGCTACCGTTTGCCGGGGTCACCTATACACAAAAAGGAGAGTGAGACATCTTGCTCAAATCGAACATGATTCAAGACATCGCCCGACTGATCGACCAGACGTGCGTGAGCGCCGACTATACGATCGGCGGGGTGACGTATCCCGCGAAGATCCGTCGGTCCGTCTTGTCGGGCGACACGGTCATCAAACATGTCTATCTGACGACGAAAGCGCCGAACGGGACAGTGACCCGTTGTCGGCTGTTGGATCAGTCGGGCGTGGTGCGTGCCGAGATTGCGCCGAACAAACCGAAAGAAAAGAACAAAGGCCGACTGTTTCAATTCAAATTTAAGACGGAGGTGTCGTGATGCAACGGACACTCATTTATGATCCGACCTCGTGGGAGGACCGGGTCCTCGATGACAATAACGGAACGGTGCTCGTCGAAGGGACGCCACTCGACGAGGAGAACATGAACAACCTCGAGGAAGGGATCCTGCTTGGCCATAATGGCGGCGGACTCCTATCGATCATGGCGCTGAACTTGATCGCCCAGTTAAATTTCGAGCTAGAGCGCTACAAAAAACAAAAATTGCTGCAAGGCAAGGCGACCATCGTCAATGCGATCACGGACGATGGCTATTTCCGTTCGGCGGAGCCGTTCGTGTTGATCAACCTGTCCGGTTGGCCACAGTCAAATGCGCCGGACTATGACGTCGTGGTCACCCCGACGGGTGACGCGAGTGCGGCAGGGACGTTCGTCGTCTATGACAAGACGCAAAACGGGTTCAAGGTCAAAATGACAGGGTCGGCGAAGAGCGCAGCGTTCACGTGGACGCTCGTCAACCCGAACATCCAATAAGGAGGACGAAATAATGATCATCTCAAAAGTGGCAGCTGGCGAAACGGCTGCCTTTTCTTTGCGGTCGGGCGTATTAAAAATCGAAGGACAGGTGGAGATCCCACTCTCGGAGCGGCAAGGGGAGAACGAACGCGTCATCGATGTCTGTTTGGACAACGATTTGTTGCGAGTCCGTGAAGGGCTCGGCGCCTGGTACGTGGCAACAGTTGTCATCCCTGCGCGCGAATATGAATATGTAGAGGGTGAAACCGACGAGGAAGCCGGAGAAATGGTCGTGATGCCTCTTGACGTCAAAAAAGTGAAGCTCGTGCTGTGGCCGTTGCCACAAGTGTATCTCGACTCGAAAAAGGTTCCAGAACAACAATCAGACGTGGAGGTGGCTGAATAATGCCATTCGTATTCTCAATCAAGGACAGTTATCGGCATGCGGTCGAGGCCGCGACAGGTGGAAAGAACACGGTCATGTATGACGATTTAGGCAATCCGTCGGTCATGGTGTTCGTGCCACGTTTTAATTTAGCGGACGTCATCACCGGTGCGCCGGCCACACCTCACCCAGCGTTCATCGTTGATGGCGTGGTCAAGGACGGGATCTGGATCTCGAAATATCAGAACGTCATCAAAGACGGTCGCGCCTACTCGCTCCCGGGTGTGGCGCCGGGTCATTCGATGACAATCGACACAGCGTCCGCCGCATCGAAAGCGAAAGGTGCCGGATGGCACTTGATGACGAACGCCGAATGGGCTGCTATCGCCTTATGGTGCAAGAAGAACGGATTTATGCCACGCGGAAACAACAACTATGGAAAAGACCATGCAATGCCGCATGAGGTGGGCCGATTGGAAACTCCGGCGTCGCCTGCACGTATTTTGACGGGTACCGGTCCGGTTTCGTTCGCGCATGATAATACGGTTGCGGGAATTTACGATCTCAACGGGAACGTCAACGAATTCGTCGACGGCTTCCGGTTGGTGAACGGGAAAATCTACGTCCATCCGGACAACAACTTCAACACACCGGACAACCTTGCGAACTGGTTGGACACAGGCGTGTTCTTCGACAACTCGACGACCGGGAACGATACACAATCTTCAGTGTCGGCCGGAGGTTCATTGATTTTGAACAGCCTACGCGAGAATCCGATGTATACTGGCGGCGACACGGATTCAAGTTTTGCCGAGAACAATGCGGCATTCGAATCATTGGGGGCAAAGGCAGGGTATACGGTCCCTGAATTGATGAAGTATCTCGCCATCGCACCGACTACTGGCGACCACGGTTCAGACCGCATCTATGTACGAAACTACGGCACGCGTATCCCGTTTCGCGGCGGCAATTGGTCTTTTTCGTCCAATGCCGGGGTGTTCTTTCTCCACCTGCACTACCCGCGCTCGATCGCGTCTACGTCTCTGGGCTTCCGTTCCGCGTTCGTCCAGTAATCAGAAATCTGTCAGCTGAATATCTGAGTGGGCCCACGATAGTGGGCTCACCGCTTTTAGGAGGATTTTATGCACGACTCGGATTTGATCGTACAAAAGAAAATCGAGGACATGATTGGTTATGGGTATATCGCGTTACGCAACTATCCGAAGCAGGAACGATATGGACTGGCTGCGGACACCAAACAAAGCATGTACAAACTGCTCGAACTGACTGTTCGGGCGAACAAACGATACCACAAAAAGACAACGCTTCAAGATCTGGACATCGAACTGGAGTTCCTCCGTTTCTTGACGAGGTTAGCGATGGAATTGGGATTCTTGCCATTCAAACAATATGAGGTGTGGAATCGTAGTTTGTCTGAAATCGGCCGCCTGATCGGCGGCTGGATCAAATCACAAAAAGAGAAATAGTTTCCTTGGGAAGGCGTCTACTATGTGATCGTGGTCCCGATTCGCGGCGGCAATTGGAATAATTCGTCCAATGCCGGGGTGTTCTATCTCAACCTGAACAACCCGCGCTCGAACGCGAATACGAATCTGGGCTTCCGTTCCGCGGTTCTGTCCCGAAGAAGCCGGACATCGGATACGATGCCGGACGGTGGACAAAACGGACGCCTTTCCATGCCTAGACGGCAAAAAAATAAACAGCATCGTCTCTAGTTAGTACGATCAATGGAAAGGTAGCGACGTCACTTTTGAAACGAATCGGACAATTATTTGGGGAAATTGTAGAATACGAAAACTTATACGCAGCATACAAAGAAGCAATCAAAGGGAAACGCTACAAGCCAGAGATCCTCCGGTTCACGCAAAATCTAGAAGAGAACCTGATCATCTTACAAAATGAATTGATTCATAATATGTATCGGGTGAGCCCATACCGACAATTCTTTGTCCTGGAACCGAAACGTCGACTGATCATGTCGCTCCCGTTCCGAGACCGTGTAGTTCAATGGTCGATCTATCAGACCTTGCTCCCGATTTACGAGAGGACATTCATCTATGACTCGTACGCCTGCCGGAAAGGAAAAGGGTCACACCGTGCGGTCGCGAGACTGCAGCATTGGATCCGGAAAGATTTCAAAGGGGGTGGTTATTGCCTGAAGTTGGACATCGCCAAATACTTCTATCGGGTCGATCATCAGATACTCTTGTCAATTATCGAGAGGAAGATCAAGGACAAGCGGCTGTTGGGTCTGATTCATTCGATCATCTCGAGTGAGTCAGACCTTTTCGGTGTCGAGCTCGGAGATCACCAGTACGTCAAGGGGCGTGTGCGGGGTATCGGGATGCCGATCGGCAACCTGTTGAGTCAACTCTGTGCGAACATCTATCTGAACGAGCTCGACCAGTTCGCCAAGCACACGCTCAAGATCAAACACTACATGCGCTATATGGATGACGTGTTGGTGCTACACGACGACAAGAAGGTGTTGCGGGAATTGTTGTTCGAGATCGATTGTTTCTTGAAGGACGAGTTGCATTTGTCCATCAACAACAAGACATCGATCCGACCGATCTCGCACGGCATCGATTGGGTCGGTTATCGTGTGTTCCGGACGCACATCCGGATGCGGAAATCGACGGCGATCCGCATGAAACGTCGCGTGAAGTATTTGACGAGGCAATACAGCAAAGGAAGAGTGAACGGTGACGCGGTCCTTCGGACGTTGCGCAGCTATGACGGCCTAATGAAGCATGGTGACTGCCATGCCTTGCGAAAGAAATTATACAGGGATACAGTGCTCGTGCGGCCGAGCGATAACGAAACAGGGAGTGTCGAAGATGCCAGAGGACTTGATTGAACGAGTTGACCGGATAGAGGAAGACATGAAAGAACAAAAAAAGGTGATTCAACGGATTGAAGAGACGGCGAAACAAGGTGCGGATCTCGCGCCGGCGGTGGAAGACCTCAAATCCAATCACGGCGAACTGAAAGAATCCATCCACACGCTTGAGAAGACGATGAAGACGTTGACCGAGAACGTGGCCACGCAGGCGCAGAGCAATCTGTTGACCGGCGCAAGAGTCGAAAGTATAGCGGTCGACCTGAAAGACTTCCGCGCCGAGCAGGCGAAGCGCGACGGGCGCAACGAGGTTATGATGGGCACCGTCATGAAACAGTCGGACAAGATGCTCGACATCTTCAAGGAACAGGTGCAGCTTGACGGGCAGGTCAACGTCAAAATCGAGGAGACCCGCCAAAAACGTTTCGAGACCGAACGCGAGGTCAAGTCACATTATTTTAAGTGGCTGCTGATTGTCACTCCGTATATCGGCGGTGGCGCGGCAGCGGTCTGGCATTACATTATCAAATGACGTCATCTTCGGATGGCGTCTTTTTAATTACAGTCACAGGGAGGAATTACATTGTCGAATGTTCAAGTAGGAGATATAGAAATCGGCGTTGACGACGGACACGGTCTGGCACCACTGACACCAGGGAAACGGACGCCTTTCATCCAATCAATCGGGCGTTTCATTCCGGAGAACGAGTTCAACAAAGCGGTAGCGGCTTATCTCATTGTCGAGTTGAAACGCTGCGGATTCAAAGTGGTGGAGACGGCACCCGGCGATGCGGATCATTCACTGGCTTCTCGGGTGAAACGGGCGAACGACGCAAAAGTAGACCTGTTTATCTCGATTCACTACAACGCGATTGATGGAAAATTCGATGGTCCGGGCAAAGACCCAGAAGGATTCTCGGCGCATATCGATCCTTCAGGCGGTCAGTCTGAAGTGTTCGCGAAGATCGCGCTCAAACATTTGGCCAAAGGCACAGTCCAAAAAAATCGTGGCGTTGTGAAGCAACAACTTTACGTCACGGCCAACACGAAAATGCCTGCAGTCTTGTTCGAACTCGGCTTTATGGACAATAGCCGCGAGGCCTTGCTCATGATCGACAAGTCGTTCCAGCAAGAGTGCGCCCAAGAACTTGTGATGGCGGTATGTGAGTTCTTCAAAGTACCTTACGCCAGTGCGCAAAAACCGCAAGCCATCAAACCGCCCGCCTCGATGGTCAAACTCGGGACGGCGAAGATGATCCGGGACGTACCGGTCTATGCGAGCGCCAAGTTCGGGACCCAGACTGGTGCACGACTGAAAAAAGGCGACGTGCGTCATATCTATTTGATCGACCGAGGCTGGTACCAGTTGTTCAGCGGCGAGTTCATCCCGAGCAATTATGAGAAGAACTTCGACTTCGAGCCTGTCCCGTCAAAAAAGACTGAACCTCCAAAGGTGCAATCCAAACCTTCGGAGGCAAAACCCGTCGCTCCGGAGAAAACGATTCGCCGCGTCATCGTGGACGGGAAACAGATCGGTGCTTTCAAAGAGGAGTCAGGAGTCGTGAAAGCCGTATCGGATGCGTTGAGTAAGGATCCTAAAAACATTAAAGTAGAGGAAGTGTGATATGGAATATCCAACAGAGTTGCTTTTGCTCGTCACGTTGATCGCGCCGGTCATCGTTGGATTGAACGAGGTCGCGAAACAATCGATCAACATCCCGAAGAACCTGGTCCCGCTTGTCGCATTGTTCATCGGCATCCTCGTCGGCATTGCGGCCGCGCCGTTTACGACTGTCGATATTTATGTGCGGATCTGGGCCGGCGCAATCGCCGGACTCACGTCGACGGGCCTGTACGAGGTAGGGAAGCAGCGAGAAGGTCACACGAAAGAATAAAGTGAAAATAAAACGATACAGCAAAATCCCACTCGCCTGAGTGGGATTTTTTTGTTTACTCGATGTCCGAGGATCCTAGCTCTAACGGACGTTCGAACTTCCCGTCAAAGCGAAGATTGACAGAAAATAATTCACCTTCGCTCCTGACATGCAACATCACTTTTTTCGAAAGAATCTTTTCCACACTGAAAATGACGTCTCTCGTTTCGAGCCCATTCACCAGCCTGTCATGGATCCAGTTCAACTCCTCGAGAGATGCTCGCCTGATGAATTTTGTTCTTACTGACATCTTCCTCACCTCGTTTCGAGCATAATCCTTTCAGCGGAAAGAGTCTTGTGTCCATTCGGTTAAATGAGGGTATGATGAATGATATAAGAAAGGGCCCTCTACAGAGAGCCCGCTTTCTCGACTGCATGATGCATGTCATCAAATTGGAGTTGGATTCGCTCGTCAATACGCGAACTAAATTCAGCGCGTACAACCCTTTCGTTCTTTGTGATCACATGCATCTTCTCGACGAACTTTAGGACTTCGGAGATCTCCTCTTTGGTGCCGATGATCGCTAACTGCATAATCTCGTTGCCTCCCCGTGCCGCAAACAGGTGACGTTTTGATAGAATCATTTACCCATATATCCGGAGAAGGAAACGAATTGCACACCAGCTTCCAAAACGTCCATTGCACACCTCATTGCACACTAGGTAGATAACTCATGTCGTCATGGCGACCATTGTCCCTTCTTTATATAGTAGGAGATGACGACAGATGAGAGATGGAACGATACAAACAGTACTACCAGTTCTTCGGCAAGCGTCCGCCGAGACGTGCTGTCGAGCCGACTTCAGAAGGTAAGTAAGTCGTCAGTGCACGTAGATACAAAAAAAGCTTTTAGAGCGACTTCAGACCGTAGACACATGTCTATGGTCTTTTTCTGTTCGGACGACAAAAACGCTTCTTATTCTTTAGAAAACGTTAAATAGGCGCCTAGCAATGTCAGTCCGAGAAGTAAAAACAAAAACCAAGGCGAGATGTTTCCACCCCATGCAAGCGATCCTTCTTGTGTTGCTACGTAAGATGCAGCCTGTAAGACAGAATCAGCTAATTCATTCAATTGAAAGATTAACATGCCAAACAAAATTGTTTGCGTAATGATCAGCAAACCCACCAAGCGTTTCAT